GGTCAACGACACCCTTGACGGCTTTCTGGATTGCCAATGCCAGTTTCTCCCGGTCGGCCGCCATTGCCGTAGCTTCGGCGAGGAGTTTTGCGGCTTCGGCTTTCTGGATATCCACCGCATGTTTCTTAAGCTGGTTACCCAGCCTAATTACTTCGGCGATGTCTCCAGACGCACCAGCTGCGGCAATCTTTGCCATGATTTGTTCTGGGGTATCGGCTACCACTGCCACTGGTGCAGGGGCTACAGCTACAGGTTCAACGGCTTTGGGCTCAACGGTCGTGGCTTCATGTTTAATAGTTTCTACCATAATATACACACTCCTTTTAATTTATTCGGTGTGCTATTATGACGTTACCACTCCATCTAGCACGTGCTACTCCAATAGTAGCCATCTATTCAGTTGTAGTCGGACCCGACACTCATACGGGGATACCCCCTGTGCCCGGCAGTCCTGTTTTTCTAGCGTGTAGCTAGGCTGGCTCTACTCATAATCCCTCTTATCTAATCTCATACTAAAGTATAACACAACGGGTGACGCATGTCAAGTGAAGCTGGCAAGTCCCGCATACTCGTATATACTCGCTCTAGCTTGCCTATGCTCTGTTTTTTATGCCGGCTGGATTATGTTAACTTCTCCAAAAATAGTAATAGGTGCAGGTGCAACAAGTCGCAAGTCGGGGGTTGACATAACACCGAAACTACTTTACATAACGTGCCAGCTGCTGGTTAGTTGACATAACATCAGCCCGTCTACCACTTGACATAACATGGGACTGGAGCAGATACCTTGCACATGATTGCGGGTGCGACTCAATGCCGTTGCATGTTGTTGCAGGTGCAAGGTTGTGTCCATGCTTCTGCTAGTCCTTGCAACTATTCTCATATGCAACTAATTGCCCGTATACGGAGGCACTATTTATGAGATGGATGCATTTATTCTTAGGTCCACTCTCAGATTTTAATTTTTCTGGTTATTTTACTTATGGATGTTATGCAGGACTTAGGTACCGCACAAAGGTGTCTAAGGGTATCCTCACTGACATTGTGTTCCAGTGCTAGGATATAGCAGTCGGGTTTTTCTTGTACCAGCCATCCGACTGTCTTTAGTTCTACTAACCCAAATTTCCTATCTATCTCATCCCTTTCCCATGTGCTATAGTTGTAGGCTGCATCAGTCCAGGTAATTTCTACAGTTTCCATTTCTACCTCGACTACTCTCAGATTTTATTTTTTGGTGGTAATTTTGGCGGGTCAATCCTCTCCACCTTTAATAATGTGCTGTCTTGGCCATAGTGGTACTGCATGATTGGTTTGATGTGTGGCAACCGCTCGTTGATTGGAACCTCAGGCAAATCTGGGTGCTCGATTACCACATTGAATGAGGTTGGTTCAAGGAAGTCATCATCCATGAATACTCGATGGACTATCCCTCCCTTGAAGTCCAGCATGTTCAATAGGAGTTCGTTGCTTATGGTTACAATGGCTACATGTCTCATTGGGCGCCTCCTAATCTAATAATGGGAATATGTTTAGTAACGGTGATTGTTGTAGGAACTGAGACTGTTCGGGTCTTGACTACCTCCCTGAATTTGGTAATGGTTTGCGTCTCAGTCCTGAATCTAGTTACGGGATATTGTATCATCACATAACGGCCGGGAGTGACCGAGCGAAATACCGTCATATACTCGTCTGTGGTAAAGGCGATATAATTCTTAGCATAGTCCCACGAACCATCATCCACCCACTGGGCAGAGGTAGCGTAGGTGGTGTACGGGACTAAGACTTCCACCTGGATGGTATAGGGTTCGATAATGGTGTATGTCTCCTCAACTTGCCGATTTTCAATGGTTGTGTATTCCACATTTACAATGGGAACAACACAGGCAAGTATGAGCAGGATGAGTATGAGTGTAAGGCGTTTCATTTCTCCTCCTTTAACTATTCGAGAATGGGTTACCAGATTTTGGAATATTCTTCCCTCCCTGAACTGCCGTCTGTATCTCGGCGTGGATACAGTATACTGTCCCACAATCCACACACACATCGTAGAAGGAGATGACTACAGGAGCAGAGAGCCATGTGCCAGGTTGTCCTGCAATAATCGACTGATGTGTGTATAGAAAGGCACGGCTGTTCTTAGGCATGTTTCCTTTCTCAATTTGTTTGAGTAGGACTTCATTAGCCAGTTTTTTCTTACTGGCACAGTTTGGGCATTTGGTAAAATCTATCCCAAATGCTTTTGGTTTCTCTTCCATGTTTCCTCCTTTACGTTTTCCTGAATATAGATACTACCCTGAATCTGTGATTGGTAGAGCGGATTACTCCTATTGTTCCAACAAGTTCGATGTCTACCTTTCTATACATTGGCAGAACTTGGTCCAACCATACAATAAATCCACCAGGCTGTAATACCTTTACACATTCCTTGACTACAATGTTCCTATTTATCATTGGTGTCCCGTAGTGTATTGAATCCTCTGCTGTATATGGAGGGTCAGCCATTATCAGGTCAAACTCGTTGTCAGGAAAGTAATTAGATAAATGGTGTGCATCACCAACCACGTCTGGATTTAATTCTCTATTTATATCAAAGTTGGTAGCTTTGACCGTGTGTGGTAAACTACCAGAAAATAAATGTAATATGTTAGTAGCATCAGGAAACATACACAAAACTCTGTTAGCATAGGATGGTGGATACTCACCATAAAACTGATTGGCTGATTGGTAATTATTACCTATCATCCATATACCATACAACCACCTATCAGTATAGGATAGAGGAGGATAATTAGGATAGTGTTGGTTATATAGATTAGCCATTTTCTGAACTATCATGTTTCCTTTATATCCCTTTCCATATATTAACTCCTTTTACTTATGAAATGATACGGGAAATATCTTATTATCCCAACAATACTTACACACGAAGGTTCCTGCCTCTATGCCATTTAGTTTTACCTCCTTCCAATGATGATAGCCGGTTGGGGACTTACCACACTTCATTACACCAGATTTGACATACTCATCGTGATGTTTGGCAAGCCGGTCACTCTCATATTGGGTGCCTAGATATTTAACCATTTTTTAGGTATTCCCCCAATTGGTGCAATCTCAATCATTAGCTCCGCAATTTTCTGGTTTAACTTTGCCTCTGTTAACGGGTTAGGATTATCCTCCAACTTCCTAAGTCTCTGGTCTAACGCCGACTTTCTGTGTAGGATGGAATAGCGAAGTTTAGACTGTTCTTTGGTAAGTTCCAGCTTATATCTCCTGATGTAGGGAACATAAGGATTTAGAGTAAGGTAGTCGAGTCCCTGTGCTACCCAGCAATTAGGATGGTAATACTTCTTTGTATTGAATCCTTTGTGGTCAGGTGTGCCTTTGTTCCAAAAGAACACTGTGACAAGTGGAGTGCCTGGCTCTATCTGGTCCGGGCACCAGTCACACTGTGCCTGACGTTGACAGTGGGTCATTGTCACGTTGGGAATGGTCATTCTCTGATTAGTTTCCTTTCCTCATCATGTTTTTGTATCAATATTTCCCAGTCATGTCCTCTAACCACATACAATGGGAATATTACTCCACACATACACTCGAATAGGTTTTTATTATACGCAGGGAAGTGGACCGGGCAGTGGAGTCTAATGCTTAACTCCGAGCCTAGTCTATCAATTTCTGATAGGTTCTTATCCTGTGCGTATGCTCCCCAGCTCATTTTATTATTCCTTTAGCAGGATTTAATGGCATTATCACAATATAGTCTACTACCTCACCAACGCTTGTAGTATTTGGGTTAGGGTCATGGACAACTTCTTGGTTATATCCTACACAAACGTGGAGTTCTCCATTGCTGAGTGTGGTGCTTTTAGTTTCTATAAGATGGTAGCCTTGTAGTAATATATTGCCACCAGTTGATAACCCAAAAGCCGTCAACCCACGCTTGTTGAGCCAATTCCGAAAGGTGTCAAACCACTTTAATTCTTCATCATATTCCTGTATGTCAGGCACTACATCTAAAGTAAGTTCAAGGATAGAAGCAACCGCAGCCTGGAAACAATTACCTCTCTCACCAATTGTCGCATCCTGGCCTTTGAATTTAGTTTGATATATTTTTATCATACTTATATTATAACACATAATGGAATATTTGTCAATAGCCTGGAAATATATTTCTATACTATAGAATTAGTTATCATAAAATCCATTGGCAATTTACTTGACATTTAGCCAGATATGTGTTATAATAAATAGGAGGTGGAGTATGAACGAACTAGCCCTGACTGAGACTGAATCCATAGCCCAATCATTTGTTCCAACCTTCTCCGATGATAATAAGAAGGCTACATATCTTTCCTATTTGATTGCCAACTTTGCACATCGAGAAGCCTGTAAGTTAACCCCAGTTAGTGAGAAGCAGGTAAGGAGATGGAAAGATGCGGATGAGAATTTTGTCAATATGTGTGGAGATGGACTGCCAGCATTAAGAAAAGAATTTGCCAGCTCTTTCCTCGATATGCAATTCACACGGAATTACCACCTCGTCCTACAGAAGGATTTTAAGATTCTATACAAGGATGCGTTGGGTCAGGAACTTACCGAGAATGAGACAAGGTATTTGGAGAAAATCCGTCAGCACTATACTCCTCAGGCTTTAGGAATGGTAAAGCAGTTGTTAGGCGGTGGGACAGTAGACCAGCCATTTGACTTCACTCGCCTTACGATGACCATCAAGCGGGAACAAATAGAAATTACCCAGGAACAAAATAACGCATAGGAGAAAATAATGGATGTTGACAAGTTAAATGGTAAGACACCTAAATGGTTTCGGGACTGGCACAATGACCATTATATTCCAGGTACAAAAGGTCTAATCCGTGACATGAAAAGGAATGAGAAATTTATCTACTTGATAATAGCCGCAATAGTTGGTTCAGCAGTTGTAAATGAGGTTGATTCCAGTATTATTGAGACGATATTACATATGGTAGGTAGTTAATGGCTAAGGCATCACCAAGACAGAAGGTAGCAGGGAAGAAGAATCTCACCAAAGCTCATGCAACCAGGGTGGGTAGACGTGGCATGATTTATAAACCAAGAGGTATGAAGTGACCGCAGCTGAGGAACAATTCAGGGAACTGATTGCTGATGATAGGAAGTTCATAGAGACCCTGTTTGTTGTGGAAAACAAGCAAAGGCAGAGGATTCCATTCATCTACAATGACATACAAGCTGATGTTGACGCAACCGAGACTGGTATGGATATTTGGGTTAAACCCAGTTCAGTGGGGTTCAGCACAGAGAGGATTGCCAAAAGATTAAAATCTACTGTAACTAACCCTGGAACCAATACAGTATTGGTAGCATTTGAGGATTTCATTACTGAGAGGTTATTGAGTAAGGTAAACTTCTTCTACAATCATCTGGACTCGCTGAACATACCGGGATTTCCTCGTATTGTTCATAATTCCACATATGAAAAAACTTTCGAGTTTAAGGTGGATGGAAGGACATTAGCCACAAGCTCCATCTATATTGCATCGGCCAGGAGTAAAACTGCCGGTCGTGCCGAGGTCATACATCACCTGTTGCTGGATGAACATGCCTTTTATGTTGAACAGGCCAGTGAGAACATTATAGCACCTGCATTGGCCAGAGTTCCACCTGAAGGGACAGTAGATAGTTTCTCCACTCCCAATGGCGAGGAGAATGAGTTTCACGATTGGTATATAAACGCCAAGAGTGGTAAGAGTATATTTACTTCCCATTTCTATCCCTGGTTCTTACACAAGGAATATGTTATCCATCTCGGTGATAAGAGGATAAAACAATCCATTCCAGAAACAGATAAGGAAGAATTCCAACTAACTGCCGAGGAGGAAAGGCTAACATTTGCTCATGGTCTTAGTTTTCCTCAGATTAGGTGGAGACGATGGATGTCACTGGTCATGGATACATTGAGACGAAAGGGTGAAACCAGAACACTATTTACCCAGGAATTCCCCGAAGATGATGTGAGTTGTTTCCTATCTACTGGTGATATGTGGTATGGCAACGAATGGATAGAGAAATTAACCAAGACCTGTTATGACGCACCATATAAGATGGATGGTCTCAATGTTTGGTATAGACCTGAAAGAATTGAGGAAGGAGTCCCACACAGGCAGTATTTGGTGATTATAGACCCAGGGCAGGGTAAAATAACCCAATCAGCCATCGGAGTATTAACCTTTGACAAGGATGAATTAGGTAATGTAATACCAACCTGGTGTGCTAGGGATGCAGGGTGGTATGACCCCGAAACTACTTGGGAGAAGGCATGTAGAATATCCGACTATTACCACCGTGCCATGATAGCATGGGAGGCCAACTCTCACGGACTCGCCATATCAGTATTGGGTAAGAATAGAAGGCCAATATATTTCCGTCGTGATATTGTGGATGATATGCCTACAATGACAGCGGGATGGCTTACTACTCCTAGTACTAAACCTTATATGATGCAGCAGGTTGGTAAGTATCTACCAAATCTAGTTTGCCACGATATAGAGTTGGTCAGGCAAATCGGTCATTTCCGTGATGTAAAAGGGAAATTGGAAATAGTAGGCCTAGATGACATACACGATGCTTTGGCTATAGGTCTAGCAATAAATAATCCTAATCCTGTCAGACGAGGTTATCAAGGTAGAACAGGATACAGTGAGAACTGGGGGAAGAAGGGCAGGAGGGTAAAACATAGCGTAGCGTTGAGGAGGTAAATCATGGCAAAGGAAACTGGCATATCACCATCGTATGTAATAAATGCCTGTACTACACTAAGGGATAATTGGTCGACCAGAAAAGGGAAGTTTGAGGATTGGTATAAAATCCTACTTTGTACCGACGAGCTTGAGCAGCAAGGGATGGAAAGTGTTGCTACCAATGACCCGAGAACCGGCTACAATCTAGCCAAACACCTTCTCGGTACTATGGTAATTGCCGACAAGATAGAGGCGGTGGAGTTACTACCAGAAAATATCCCTGCTGTCAGTTACCTCGAAAAGTATATGTCGGAGAGGTGGGCCAGCCAAGAGAAGCGGTATCGTAGTGTAGGTAAACAAAGCTGGCTAGGTGACTTTATCTCATGGATATTAACTACTGGCTGGTATTCCGTCTTTGCTATGGCAACACAAGATAATATCTGGGCGGAGGTTTGGTCACCAGCAGACTGTTTCCCCGGTTTTGGTCCTGATGGCCTGGTCGAACATGCCCATATTTATAAACTGAGTCCTATTGCCACAGCCAAAAAGATAAGGATGATGGGCTGGACATACGGTAAACCGATAGGTATAGACACGACCGTTTATGATTACTGGAAGTTTGACTCCGATGGTGATGTTACCAACTCCATAGTCATTGATAATACCTTTGTCAAAGCTCCTGTAAAGGACCCGTATTGTAGTAAGGTAGGCAGACTCCCAGTATTCACATCACCTATCGGCGGTCTCCCTGACATGGGTAGTATTAGATTGAATAAGGAATGGCAGGAACACTATGGAGAAAGTATTGTCGGGACAAATGAGAACCTGTTATTGAATTATAATAAGATGAGGAGTTTCATGCAACAGGCTGCCCGAACAGCAGCGCAACCTCATTGGCTAGAACTATCAACTGGTGATACTCCAATAGCCACAGATGCGTTGATGGACAGATGGGGTAGTGTGCTACATGGAGAGCCTGGTGAAAGTGTTGCTCCTTTGCAGGGAGTTACCATCCCCGTCGAGCTTACAAATATTTTATTCCATTACCAGAACGAGTTGCAGAGAGGCATGTTCCCTTGGGCTGTGTTTGGGAATGTCCAACAGCAAATGAGTTATCTAGCTATGGCCAACGTAGCCTCAGCATCCATGCAGATACTAACTCCATACAAAGATGCGATTCAAGGAATGAGAACCGACGTAAATAACTTCTGGACAGACATGATATTGGAAAACGGATTCAATCCACATAACTTCAAAAGACCTAATAACATGCCAGATAAGGAGAGTAGACTATTTGCCGTAAGTGCTGATGTGGAGATACCGGGCTACCTTGTCCAGAGGGCTACCGTTGCCCGTATGCTTAACCCGAAGTTTCGTTTACCTAAGGCCTGGATAACTGAGAGGATTTTCCCTGAGATAAGAAATACCCTCAAGTCCCAAGCCGATGTCCGTGCAGATGATGCGATGGATGACCCGATGGCAATAATGGTAGATTCTATAATCGCATATAGGAAACAAGCAAAACTATTGAGGGATGCTGAAGATGTGGATAGTGCGGCATTGTATGAGAAACTGGCCAGCACAAAAGAAGCACAATTAGGACAGCAACAGCAACCAACAGAGAAGCCAAATATTATGGGACAAGCAGCTGAACAGGCCGTAGCTAGTGAGGCATTCCCGATGAGAGAAGGCACTACTCCGATTGAAGGTTTAGGTCAGACCACTTAAGGAGGGCATTATGCCTGATGGAGATAATGGTAATATAGACCCGACACAGAAATTGTTGGATGAGTGGGGAGTAAAGTCTATTAGTTATCAGGAGAAACTGGAGGCAGGTTCCCAGCGTCTAAATGAGTTACAGGCCAAAATGCAGACCTTAGAGCCTGTTCCTAGAAAGGAAGATGGAACTCTTGCCGATAGGCTTAAAACTGCCGTAAGCTCTATTGGTGCTATTCCTTTATTCCCCTCAAGAGAAATAGTGAGTAAGGAAATAGAAGTAGTAGTATCCGATATTGCCAAGTCGGAGTTCTATTCCCGTCTATATACGGTAGTTCCGATTGGTATTCTAGGTGATGAGATAACCACAGTGGAAGAAGCCTTATCCGCAGTTAATCTACCTGCTACCATGAGTAGTGAGATTGGCGAGGTTAGGGAAATAGTCCAGAGTATGTTGAGTGGAGTGAATCAGGTCAGGCCTGAAGTGGATATGCAGATTGAGCCGGGAGAGGAAGGTGGAATATCTCTACCTTCTCTGGTCAAGCCGACAATCCGTGAGCTGGCTCCAAATAGTATCCAGCAACTTACCGTTGATTCTATTATCCAATATCTAACTACTCCATCGGCTCCTCCACCCGTATTAGAAGATGCTGAGTGGGATGAACTCCTTGCCAAGACTCATCCAGAATACGCCGACATGACACAGGTCGAGATAGTCCGTGCCGAGGCTCAAAGAATTATAGCGGAATCCAAACTAATGAACGAACAGATGGCAGGGTTCCAATCCGCTATTGCTGAGATGCCTGATTATGAACTGGCAGATTTCCTCAGAGAGTCCATCATGCAGCCTGGACTCGCCATGCTTGAGGTAGCTACAATCTATTTCGAGAAGGTATCTATGCCAATAGCGGCCAGTGTATATAAGACTTTTATCCCTGATATAGAGGATGCGTACCAGCAATATAGAATAGCGGGAGATACAAACTGGGAAGCGTTGGAGAAAAGCTGGGAGAACTGGGATGCACCGGGAAGTGGTGTCCCAGAGTTCCTGTTAAAGTATATGTTCATGGAGACTTTAACTGACCCGTTGACTTTACTCTCAGTATTTACTTTAGGTGTAAGTATGGCGTCTGGTATTACTGGGAGATTTGGTCGCTTTGCCAGTATATTAAACAAGGCTAATAGGGTAGTGTTTGCACCTTTTGAGCTACCATTCACAGGAATTAAGGCTCTTATTGCCAAGTTGCCAAAGACCATATCTCAGAGGGCGGCTATGGTGGAAGGTGCTACTGGCCGGGTAGTCAAGCAGTATATGGAACAATTCTCCAAAGGCAAGCTGTTGAATAAAGGTATGACCATCAAAGACTGGGATAAGTTGGCCAAGCGTGCCATAGATTACACATTTAATAATCCCAACGCCACTGATGTTATTGCCGAGACTGGGAGAGTCCTACTCAAACATAAACCTATAAGTCGTGAGGAATTTATTGAATACGGTAGACGGTTAGGTGCTGTGATAACTCCTGAAGATGTTAGTCCTCAAAGACTGGCCGATATAAATACCATCTTTGAAGCAATGTTCCAGAAGTATGGTGCCAGAAATGGTAAGTTGATGTTACCGGCTGAGGCTGCAAAGAGGATGCTGGAGATATTTGGTCTTGGAGGTTCCAATGAAAAGACATGGAAGATTGGTATTGGAATACTGGAAAGGCGTGCTGAGGCTATTATTTCCAGTGCAAATTCCTTTGCTAAAGCAACGAGTCCTGGCAGAGCACTCCAACAACTAATGAGAAGGAACTTTGACTACCATATAGCTATTGAACGGGCCATTAGTGAAATGCTTATATCCAAGAGTGGTAGGTTCAACCAGCTCTATGCAGGGATAGAGGCCAAGTTCGTGGCTGTGTGGCAGAAATACATTGAGGAGATATTTGTCCGTCCTATTGCCCAGAGCTACCTAACATTTGCCATGTATGGACCAATGAACGTGATTGAGGATAACTGGCGTTCAATATTAGGTGGTGTATTCCCAAGACGAATGACTGTGGATAGAATGGGCCAGATAGGTCGTGGACTATCCCTTGACCCTGATTTAGTAAATCCCTCCCTAGCCGTATCTGAAACCATTGGTCGTATGAGTAGGCGTGGCGGTGATGACCAATGGAATAACTGGGTAATCCAACTAGCCACATTAGGTCAGAAGGATTGGGCGGATAAACTATATACAGGGCTTGTCAGACTCCCAGGTGGATTAGGTATGGACATCCGCCGCAACTTTGTAGGACAGAAATACCTCACACTCTATCGGGAGATGGGCGGTGAAGCCGTCGAGACTATTATGAGAACTGAGGCAAGGGCTCCAAGCCTTGTCGATAGGAAGTTGGTTAAGGAAGTGAAGAACGCCGTCAATGATGCCAAGACCGCGTTGGATATAGATGGTATCCGTAGTGTCAAGGACATTTACACACGAAAGTCAATTTACCGTAGAGAAGTCCAAAGTATAATGAAGGAGCACCCTGACTTACCAAACAGTGTTAGGGACTTTATAGTAGATTCCTTTGATGATGGAACGCTATTCCTCGGCGGTGAGAGAGGTCCAGCTAAAATAGTGCCGAAGGAAGTATCCGAATTACGTCATCAACCTGCTATAGGTAAATTTCCTTCGATAACTGAAGGTGATTCGTATAGGTTGACTACTACAGGGGGTGACAGCTTCGAGGTGGTGCTTACGTGGGATGATGTCAATAAGATGTGGAAGGCCAAACGTACTGATGGCAAGGGTTATTTATCTATAGACACACTTTACAGTAGTGAGAGGGTGAGACTAAAGCCTAAGCTACCACCTAAACAAGTTCCTGGTGTTCAATCCATAAACGATGTAATGAAGCAGGCTAATACCCGCCTGATGGACGATTATTTGAAGGGTGGTGAGTATGCGACCAAGCAGTTCCAAGAGTTAACGGATATGCTGATTGAACTGGAAGTTAAGAATCCTGAGGAGATGGCTCACCTGCTCTACAATCTGAATATAGCCAGCGATATTTATGGGAAGGCTCCTGAAGAAATATTAGCCCAAGCTACCATCGCAAGTCAGGGACAGGGACTAGCAGAGCGGAGGGTTAGGGTTGACAAGGTATTTGATGATATACTGGAGTTCCGTGATAAGGCTGGGGGTAGTCTTGAGAAGTTGGTGGGGAAACTTAGGGTTGATATAGCCAGAAAACCTGGTGTCAAGAGGACAATATCTGTAGTTGAGGCTGCAACATTGGAGGACCCAAATATTCCGTTGGTAAGGTTGTGGGAAGAGGAAAAGCCATATATACAAAATCTTATGCGTGACATTAAGGAACATGGCATCAGGGAGCCTATTCAGATTAAGGAAACTCCGGGTGGTGGTCAGATAGTATGGGAGGGACATCATAGGTTAGTAGCTGCTCAACAATTAGGTATTAAAGATATACCTGTAGAGTTCCTTGATGTTGCAGGCAAGGGGATAGTATCTCCTGAGTTTGGTACTGAATATGTTACCAAGACCAATCGTCTCCTTGACCTGATGATAGCCAAGAAATCCCTCTCCGACCAATTCCGTCTCGAGGATATGGCCTGGCGTCACGAACTCTTTGCTGGAGTAGACGCCAAGCAAATGACCAATGAGTGGTGGGAAGGAACCTACCGCCAAATGAGACAGAGAATATCCGAGCATAAAAACAAGGTGGTGGGAATTGAAGGTGACATACTCCTTGCTAGTAAGGAAGTTGACCTCGCTGCTGGAATTAAACCATTCTCTCGTCAACCAATTCGAGTAGTGGATAGGGCCTTAGCACCACAAGATGTCGCTAGTTTGGTCGGTGCTCAAGGTGATGATTTATCTAGAGCGTTGTTGGACAACCTAACTATTGTTAATGATAGGGAAATGTTCATCGAGTTTGTAATTAGGCAGGTTAGACCAGGAGATGAAGGGTTTACCAGAGAAGCAATCGGGGAAGTGTTTGACCAGATAGCTCGACAGGCCAGATTGAAGCCAGGAGCCATAAGCTGGGTGACGAGTAAGCAGATGGAACTGGAAGCTGTCAGAGGAGATTTACACCAGCTATATAATTCCAAGTTGTTACCTGACAGTGAGATAAAGGAGATAGGGCGGTATGTGGATGAGACAGCGGATATGGTGGATAAGTTGGTGTATCAGGAGAGAACTGTAATAGGTAAAGTTCCTGATTATGATATTGGGTTGGGTGAGAGAGTAGCTACTCCTAGTGAGGCTAAAATGTCAATCCATGCTCTTGGTAAACCTCCTGAGGGAGCACCTGTACTTGTTAGTGACCCTAATTATCTTAGCCGTATTCGCACCGAGCTTACCGAAGCGGCAAGAAGAGTACAGAAGGGTGATACTGACCTAGCACAGGCAACGAAACATTGGTTTGAAACATCTAACAATAATAGCCTACAGTTGATGGGTGAGATGGCCTCCGGTTCTCCAGAATATCTCACCAAGATACGAGGCATCCTCAGACAGAAATATCCCTCCGGCTACATTAGGATATATAGAGGTAGTGGTCAGGCAAAAGGTGTAGCATTGGAGAGGGAGTTCACCAATGTAACCAGTAGTAGAACAACTGCAAAGACCTTTCAGGATAATCCAGCCATCTGGGACAAGGCTGCCAAGGAGGTTGAGAAACCTGCCATAGATAATATTCTCATCCATGTAAATGATGTGGTAGCCATCGGCTCCGTAGATGAGTCCGAACTTATCATCCGTGCGGGAGTAATAACAAAGTATATGGCCAAGCCTCTCAAAGCTCCAGTCAAACTAGGACCAAAGGTAATTAAGCCTGAATATACCAAACTCCAAGACATTCGCCAGAAGGCGATGGATGAAGCCCACACCTGGTATTACAAAGAGTTCACCGACTACACCAACGGCAATGCCTTCGATGCGATAATGAAAGGTGCCTTCCCATTCTGGAACTATGAAACCCAGCGCTGGTTCTGGGCACCCCGTTCCTTCGTCAGGAATCCTGGCACCTTTACCGCCCTTGAACGTTGGCAGGACAATACCGACTATGGCTATATCCCAACTCCACTCAACGGTGTCGAGTTAAATCCATTCCGTGGGACTATATATGGACCATTTACCACCAGACTATCCAGACGTGACTATCCCGAATACTATGACGCATGGGCAGGAGCTGAACCCGTCAACGAATTCTTTGATTGGCTATCCCGCTACGGCTTCTACCTCGGCGGACACATGACCATACCGATGTCACTGTTCGGTGGTCTTGAAACCCAAGTTGGTGAGTCACTCCCTCCAATCTGGGAGACTCCGCTCATGGTATTACAGGCTGCGGCTCCCGAAAGTGATGCCGTCAAGATGCTTACCGACCACATATTCTCGGACCGTTTCCGGACCTACATGACCATCCAAGAAGTAATACATTTGGGTGGAGACGGTGTCGTAATCTCTGCCAAGATGAAGGAGAACAAACCACTAACAGAAGAGGAACAGGCCGTCTGGGATGAGGCAAGACGTTCTGCCGCCAAGTTTTCCATCCTCTTTGAAAACACTGGTCTATTTCGTCTCCGTAGACAGGAGAAGCAGGCCGTGTATGACGCCGCCACAGCATACATTGAGGAGAAATACGGCTATACAGAGGACCAGCAGAAATGGATGCGTATGCACGGTAAGAGGATATGGGACCAGATAGGTGGCATGAGTCTTGAGGACCAGCGAATACTAGAAGAACTGGAATACTTCCGTTACAGCGGGACAATAGACAGACTGTTACCCGGCCGTCAACAACTCGTATTGGATAAACTTACCCTTGCGTGGAACAGTGTGGAGAAGTTTGTTAATACCACCATTGATAGAAAAATGCAGCTGGAGAAAGAGTTCAGGGCTGGAGCCCTTGGCCCTGATGATTACCAGAATGAACTCCGCAACCTATATGATGAACAAGGCCAGTTTATCTATAATGAGATGCGGGATAGCCTTGATGAGCCTTTACCTGAAGGATTATCTAAGGTAGAAGAACAGGCCTTTGTCAAAGAACATAGTATGATGGAATTGGAAGGCCGTATGCGATACTATGAGAAATGGGGGATACCACTCCCTGTCCTGCATCCGTTGAAGGAGTTATTGAACCTGTATTACGCCATTGAGTTGAAGGAGACAATCGACCCCGAAACCGGTGAGAAGGTCAAAGATTGGGACACGTTCTGGACTCAGCGACAGGCAATAGAGGAAGCTGTTCCCGATATGTGGAAGGGGGAATTCCAAACCTATATGACCAAAAACGAGACTGGTTTAGAGTCTATCCGTAGACGGGTATATCAAACCTATTTCAATAAGTATTGGTGGATATATGACCAAGTGTTGAAAGGGTATAATGATGATGAGCAGAAATTGATTAAGGAATATCTATCCCTTGAAAAGCGTGGAGTTAACCTTTCCCGTCAAGCCGAGATAAAGGCTACGGAAAGTGAAAAGACTGGTAATCTAATTATCTTAGGTTTCCGTTCCGAAGTGTCTGGAGCTAGGAGAGCCCTAAGATATAATAACCCGACACTGGATGCTTGGTTATTCTACTGGGGCCGGACAGCATCATTCGAGACACCTGAAGCGGAAATCATCTACCATAAGATTGCAAGGGATACTGGGAGGAGTGTATAGGAAATGGATTTACTGATAGCTAATACTATATAGTATAAAAATCCATTGCAAAAACACTTGACAAATAACCTAAAGTATGATATAATTAGTATATATGGGAGGTATAACCATGACAGATGAAAACACTCAGGCCTATACAGTGAATGGGGACGGTTCCATTTCAGTTAAGATGGAAGGCAAGACCATCAAGTATGTATTGGAATCTGACCTAGGCGCGGTCAAGGTGCAACTGAAGGACAAGGAAAGTGAAGTCAGTAAACTTCAAGTGGAGTTGGCGGGAACCAACACCAAATATGATACTGCTCACCAAGAGGTCCTGCAGGAGCGGGCAGCGAAAGAACTGCTTGAAAAGGATGCTAAGGAGGGACTTGCTCTAAAGACAAAGGTAACAGAGCTGGAAACAAAGATGGCTGACATAACCAAAGTCAGTGGTGAGACGGCAACCAAGCTCACCGAACAGTTAAAGTCGATTCTAAAAACCTCATACAAGATAGATGACGCCAAGCTGGTTGACAAAGCTCTACCTGAACTGGAGCAGATTCACAACGCACTCCAACTAACAGGCGTTATGCCTGCACCAGCAAACTATGATGGGGCTGGAGGTGGAAGTGGCGGAGCAGGAAGTCTTGAAGGCAAAAGTCCATTAGCTCTTGCCACAATGGGATTTGACCAAAAGAAATAAGGAGGAACAGTTAAAATGGCTGGAGAATTCACTCTGGTTGAGTTAAGTAAAATTGAGACCGACCCTGGAAGAAAGTCTGTAATCGACACCCTGTTGATGGAAGCCAGTCTACTGGAGATTGTCCCATGGGAGACCATTGGTGCATTATCCACAAATGTTGTCAGGATGGGCACATTACCGAGTGTTGGATTCAGAAAGGTCAATGAAGGCTTCACCGTCGGCACAGCTGCCTTGGAACAGAAGGTTGAGAACATATCCATTATGGGCGGATTCTTTGACGTTGATAAGGTCATAGTTCGCGCCAGAAATACATCAATCAATCCTCGAGCCCTCAACCAAGTAATGATGACCAAGGCGATGGCCTACAAGTACAATGACAAGTTTATCAATGGTAACCCGGAAACAGACCCGGAAGAGTTCAAGGGATTGGAGCAGCGAATCGATGATGTGGTTGCTGAGGGCTACACCGGACAGGAAATTGACGTGGCTGGTGGCTCCGTAACAGAAGGTATACTCAACAGTTCCGCTATTAGCCTCAACTTCCTAAACAAGTTAGACCAGGCCATGTATCAGATAAAGGGACATAATCCTCCCTTTGCATTGATGAATGGTACCATGCTTCTGGCTGTCCGTGCCTTACTGAGGAAAGAGGATTTGCTGGATAAGACTAAGGACCAGTTTGACCGTTTAGTTGATATGTACGGCCAAACCCGCCTGGTTGATATTGGTTGTAAAGCTGACCAGACCACAGAAATCCTACCCCTGACCGAGACGAAGGGCGGTGGCACCACAGAAACCAGTATCTACTTTGTCAAGTTTGGTATTGGTGAGTTCATGTGGGGGATTCAGGAATACCCTCTCGAGGTCGAAGATAAGGGATTGCTGGAAGGTAGCCCAATATACCGAACAGAAGTGGATTGGCCTGTGGGTCATGCAATGGTAGACCCATATTCCATCAGTCGTCTGTATGGTATCATAGCATCCAACGCTGCATAAGGAGGAGTA